TTGCCCAAGGCATTCAAGCTGATTTAGCTAAGATGGCCAAGGGGGATAAAGAAAGCGGTGTGTTTGCAGCAGACAAGATTATGAAACTTGCAAAACTTGGTATGGATGTTAAAGACATTCAAGCTAAGTGGCTTGCAAACTCTAAAGCAGGTGAAAGATTCCTAACACAGAGCCAATATTTTGAAATTTCTAAGATGTTGCGCGAGCATGGACTTCGCTGGAGCGATCTAGGACTAAGAATTCACTTAGTTGAAGGTACAAACGCTTACTTTGGTATAAGCAAAATTTAAAAGAAAGGAAGACCTGACTCTTTTGTTGTAGTTAGGTTTTCTTTTATTATTCTTCCTACAATTTCTCTATCTTCATAAGACATGAACATGGCTTCTTCGTAGGATACACCACCACGCATGTACCAACATACCTTAAGAAGTTCTAGTTTTATTTCTTTTTGTTGGTTTTCAAAATTGCGGACCTCATCTAGGATCTCGTCAAGGGTCCAGGTCAAGATCCTTATGCGAAAAAATTTGATTGATCAAACGTTATTGGAACTTCAAAGGTTTCTGGAGCACCTTTTTCTATATCTTCATCAGTGCTGCTTACTTTTATTGGCTCTAGAGCAAATTTATCTTTTTGTGCTTCAATATGTTCAATAATAGCAGCAAAGAAATCTTTTGGAGCATTCATAACAAATTCTTGAATATGATCAGTATTTGTGACTTCATTATCGTCAACAGTGATGCTAACAACAGTTTTTGACATTGTTTCAACAGTTAGTTGTGTTAGTTTTTTAAAACTTTGACTAAAGCGACTAATTTTTTCTTCTTCAGGCATAGTGTCATCATTAACTAATGCAAATATACGTTGCTCTTCAAAAGTTTTAATACTGCTTTGTGTAAACTCTTTATAAGTTAACGGACGTATTTTAACAAGCATATTGTTATAAGCAAGCTCACTATCAAATTCAGCAGTTACTAATTTGTTAAGAATGTTCCTGCAATCAACACTATAAGAACGTTCTTCGTCAGTTACAGGGACAATAGCAGATATATCCATTTTTTCGCCATAAGTTGCAATTCTAATTGCTATTAGTACAGCATCTAAATCAATACTAGGCATTTGCCATGCATCTTTAATTGCCGGAATACAACTTTGTATAACATCAACAGTAGCCTGTCCATTTAACAACGCATCTGGAGTTTTCATTGTTAATTCGTCTCTAGCAGTCATTGGAAAAACTGGCAGTTCACCATTTTCGGGCAATTCGAGCGACCCCGACTTATAAAACTCACCTTTACTAGGTAACGTAATATAAACTTTTGGTTGTCTAAAATATTTTTGTAAAGGATTGCTTTGAGGTTTGTTAAGACCACTAGTTAAAGGGTTAAATTCTGCCATTTCTATCTCCGAATAAATACATTGTATAAGTATGTATCTATTCTATTTATATGCGCATATAATTTAGGTTGAACAAAGTGGCTGATGAAGTAATTATTGGTAATGTAGGCGGTAATGACGGTGTTGCTAGTGAAATAACACTTCAGGCTCTCTTACGAGCTGTAGAAAAAATGGGCGGCCGCAGCGGAAGTGGCTCTGCTGCAAAAGTACAAGAATTACATAATAAAGCAGTTGAACAAGGCACATCTGCAGAAATTAAACATACAAAAGGTGTTAATGATAACACTTCAGCAGTAAGCAAGTCTACAGAAGCAGTATCTAGATTTGGAAATTTAGTTGGCAACGCAACTGCAAAAGGATTAGGTGCTTTATTAGGAACAGCAGGCGAACTAGCAAAACAATTTCTTGACGGAAAAAACGACTTAACTAGTTTTGCTAAAGTAATACCAATTGTAGGCGGCCCTTTATCAGTTCTTACTGGACTCATTGATGAAAATATATCATCGTTTAGAAAACTAAGTGCATCGGGTGCTATTTTTGGCGAAGGTTTAACCGGGTTAAGAAACTTATCTGCACAAGCAGCAATGCCATTGGGCGAATTTACTGAGTTAATTGCAACTAATTCTAAACAAATAAGATATTTTGGATCAGATGTAACATCTGGTGCAGAAAATTTTGCAAGATTGTCAATGAACTTGAGAAAAAACAATAAAGATTTAATGGCTTTAGGCTTTACATCACAAGAATTAAATCAAGGGCTAATAGATTACGCAGAGCTAATGCAAATGCAATTTAGCTTTGATCAAAGAAGAGGACGAGTTACAGAAAAAGGAGCAAAAGAATACCTAACTACATTAACTGAGCTTTCTGCAATTACAGGCAAGCATAGAGATCAGTTAGCTGCCGAACTAAAACAAAACGCTGGGAATATTACCATGCAGGCTGCAATGGTAGGAATGTCTGCGGAACAACAAAAACGTTTCCAAGCTAATATGGCAACAGTACCAGAAGAAATGAAGGCAGCATTTAACGAACAAGCACTAGGTCAAGCAATATCACCTATAACACAGGGTCTAATGACTATGTCTGCTACTTTTAGAGAAAAAGCTAAAGACTTTAAAAACATGGATCCTAGAATGGCAAACAATATGCTATTTCAAGTTGGTCAAGATATACAAGCATATGCTAAAAAGAACAATACTAGTGTTGCTGCTATAATTAGAGCTGGCGGTCCAATGGCTGACGCATTAATGGCATACAGTAAACTTACAGACAAACGATTCCTGGATGAGGAAGCCTATGCAGCACTTCAAGAGAGACAACGTAGGGAACAAGCAAGACAACCAGCTCTTAAAAACTTTTCAGAAACTTTAAATCGAGTTCGTGGAAATTTAATGGATGTTTTTACAGCAGGTGGCGAAAACAGTCCACTTGGTGCTATAACTGCTGCGTTTGAAGATGTAGCTAACAATTTACAAGAGTGGATAGGCAGTCCTGAGTTTAAACGACAACTTGAAAGTTTAAAAACAACTCTAAATGGCATTATTAAAGATTTTAGAGAGCTTGGCTTTGAAGGTGTAATGAAGAAACTGTTTGCAGAGGACGGTGTTCTTGGTAAAGCTATACACGGCGCACTTGATAAAATGGGAACATGGTTAGCAGACGCAATTAAGAGTGCATTAACTAGTCCAGCTGTTTTAGGAACATTAGCAGCAGTATTTGCAGGACCTCTTATTATTAAAGCATTTACCGGAGGCATAGCAACCCTGTTTAGTAGTGTTTTAGGGAGCGGCAGCGCTGGCGGCGGCAGAAGAGGCAGAATTGGCGGTAGTGGTAGAGGAGTTGGAGCAGTTGGAGGAGCAGCAGGCTCAGGCATTGGCAACTTTATAGGTCAAATGGGCGCAGGCGTGATGCGTGGTGCAGCAGCCGGATTAAGTGCATTTGCGTCGCCTCAAGTAGCAATCGGCGCTGTTGTTCTTGCCGGTGCTATTATAGGAATTGGTGCTGCAATCGCCGGTGCTACCTGGTTAATGGGTGCCGCTCTGCCTAAGTTTTCAGAAGGCATGAAGAGCTTTGAAAATGTAGACGGAGCAAAGTTACGTCAAGCCGCAGAAGGAATGGCAGGAGTTGCTGGTGCTATAGCTAAAATGGGTGCAGGCGCAGCCGCCGGCGCAATTAGTAATGCAATAGCAAATTTATTTGAAATGCTACCAGGTCCTACAATACTTGAAAGAGTAAGAGCAATTTCAAACGAAAAATTCGACACAGCAGCAGTAAAACAAAATGCCGAAGCAATTAAAGCTTATGCTGATGCAATAAAAGATTTCCCTCAAACGCCAGGTCCTGATGTGTTTGATATATTCAAACAGGGACTGGCCAAGATGATGGGTGTTGATGCCGATCCTTGGGCAGGGTTAAAGAGTTTTCAATTACTTGAACTAGATAAAGCTGCAATTGAATCAAATGGTCTAGCAGTAAAAGCATATGCTAATGCAATAAAAGATTTCCCCACAACACCTGAAGCTAGTTTATTTGATATATTCAAACAGGGACTGGCCAAACTGATAGGTGTTGATACAAGTCCTTGGGCAGGGTTAAAGAGTTTTCAATTACTTGAACTAGATAAAGCTGCAATTGAATCAAATAGTCTAGCAGTAAAGGCATACGCTAATGCAATAAAAGATTTCCCCAAAACACCAGCAGCTGATGTGTTTGATATATTCAAACAAGGACTAGCCAAACTGATAGGTGTTGATACAAGTCCTTGGGCTGGACTAAAAAGTTTTCAATTACTTGAACTAGATAAAGCTGCAATTGGATCAAATGGTCTAGCAGTAAAGGCATATGCTAATGCAATAAAAGATTTTCCTACAACGCCAGCAGCTGATGTGTTTGATATATTCAAACAAGGACTAGCCAAACTGATGGGTGTTGATGCAAGTCCTTGGGCAGGTCTTGTTGCTTTTAGTGGACTAGATTTAAATTTAGGAAAGATTACATCAAATAGTCTAGCAGTAAAAGTCTATGCTAATGCAATAAAAGATTTCCCCAAAACACCTGAAGTAAGTGTGTTTGAATCATTTAAGAATGCTCTAGCTTCTTTATTTGGTTCGGGGACAGGTCCGTTTGATCAACTTAAACAATTTGGTGAACTACCACTTAATGCAGATGCTGTTGCTAAAAATGCAGCAGCCCTAACTGTTTTTAGCACAGCACTAAAAGGAATGCAAAGCACCGATGGTGCAACATTAGGTATAAGCTCAGGCACAGTAGAAAACATAGCAAGGCTAGCAACTTTAAACTATCGAGGCGGACTTGATAGTGCTGCAAAAGGATTTGCTGCAATTGCAGAAGCAGGTAGCACTCCAGCACTAAAATCGGTATTCGATTCATTAAAAGGCCTTGACAATACTCAACTAACCAATTATACTAATAGTATAAAAGAATTGTCTACTGCTTTATCTAAACTAAATGAAGAAATGGCTAAAGGAACTCAAAAGGGTTGGATGGGCGGATCGTCAGGACCCACTATGACAGAAGTATTGCAGAAGATTAGTGTAAATACAGGTAGTGGTTCGCAATCTAATGAAACATTAACAAAAATAATGAATGATGTATATGTTTTATTAAAAGAAATGAAAGAAATTGACGCCAAGATTGAAAGAAACACTAAACCAGAGTTTATGTAAGGAATAACAAATGAGTTGGAAAAAATATTTCACACCAGTAAAAACGGGAGATAATCCAAACGGAAGTTATTCCCCTCTTGGCGGTAGATTTTATGGCGGTCAAGCTGGTCCTGCACGAACTAACTATAGTTCTTTTCTTCCTGATGTTTACACTGGTAGTCCAAACAGAGTTGAACGTTATGGTCAATATAATGTAATGGACCTTGACTCTGAAGTAAATGCTGCACTAGATATTCTAGCAGAATTTTGTACGCAAAAAAATAAATCAAATAATACTAGTTTTATTATTGATTATAAGACAGATGCAACTAACAGCGAAATTACAATTATTCAAAAATATTTGCAACAGTGGTGTAAGTTACAAGATTTTGAAACTAAAATGTTTAGAATATTTCGTAACATTTTCAAATACGGTGACCAATTTTTTATTCGAGACCCCGAAACAAAACGTTGGTTTCATGTGGATCCTGCAAATGTAACTAAAATAATTGTTAATGAAAGCGAGGGTAAAAAACCTGAGCAATATGTTGTTAAAAACTTTAATTTAAATTTTGTGGAAGCAGTTGCTACTACTCCATATCAGACAAACGGAAATGTAACCGGTGGCGGCCAAGGATATCTAACAGGTGGTGTTCGAGGAATGACTGGTAATGCTAACAACCAGGCACCGGGCACACGTTTTCAAAATGACCAAAACGAATTAACTGTTGATGCAAGTCATGTTGTGCATTTAAGTTTGTCAGAAGGATTAGACAACAACTATCCGTTTGGTAATTCATTACTTGAAACTATTTTCAAAGTATACAAACAGAAGGAACTATTAGAAGATGCCATCATTATCTACCGTGTGCAGCGAGCTCCTGAACGCCGCGTGTTTTACGTTGATGTTGGTAATATGCCTTCCCACTTAGCAATGCAATTTGTGGAAAGAGTTAAAACAGAAATACATCAACGACGTATACCAAGTTCAACAGGTGGGGGATCAAATGTAATTGATTCAAGTTATAACCCACTGTCAATTAACGAAGACTACTTCTTCCCCCAGACTGCAGAAGGACGCGGATCAAAAGTTGAAACACTACCGGGCGGTACTAACCTAGGTGAGATTGACGATTTACGTTATTTCACAAACAAACTAGTACGCGGCTTACGTATTCCTAGTTCTTACTTACCAACTGGAGCAGATGATAGTGCTGCACAATATAACGATGGACGAGTAGGAACAGCATATATTCAAGAACTGCGTTTCAACACCTACTGCGAACGTTTACAAGGACTAGTCACTGAAGAATTTGATCAAGAGTTTAAACGATACTTACTTGAAAAAGGAATTAACATCGACACTAACATGTTTGATTTAAAATTCCAGCCACCACAAAACTTTGCTGCTTACCGTCAAAGTGAAATTGATAATGCTCGTGTACCAACTTACACACAAATGGCTCAAATACCTTATATTTCAAATCGTTTTGCATTAATGCGTTTCTTAGGACTAACTGAAGAAGAACTTGCAGAAAACGAACGTTTATGGAAAGAAGAAAACGATGAAAACCTAACTCCGCCACCAAGTGATGCAAGTGCTGAACTAAGAAGTGCAGGATTAAGTAGTGCAGGTATATCATCAGATGCAGCCGGCGCCGAAGACACTGCTGATATAAGTCAAGCACCAATCGAAGGCGGCACAGGAACAGCACCTGAAACAGCAACAGGCACTGCTCCTGGAGCAACACCGGCGCCTACAGCCCAAACGGTATAAATACTATTATGATATTGCGTGAACTATTTTATTTTGATAAAGAAACTATCGAGCCGGTCGAAGACAATCGTTACGAACCAGAGCACGATCAAAGTCCTATTGACTTTGATGACACACGCAAAACACGTCTAACACTTTCACAAATTAACCGTATTCGTAAAGCCGCCGACCTACATAGTAAAGATAAAACATTAGAACTTGATTTTATTAAACAAATGTATGGTATTGCTTCTAATGCAGAAGCAGGCGGAGTATGATAATTGTCTACTGCGTATGTTCTTGGTAACGGTGTAAGCCGATCTACAATACCATTAGAACCATTAAAAACTAAAGGTAAAATTTACGGATGTAATGCTCTATATAGAGAGTTTGATCCCGATTTCCTTATTGCTGTTGATACTAAAATGATTATAGAAATCAACAATGCAAAATACCAACACAAGGTGCCTGTTTGGACAAATCCTAACAAAGCGTATGCAAAAATGCACGGATTAAACTTCTTTAATCCTAGTAAAGGGTGGAGTAGCGGTCCAACAGCATTATGGCTTGCTTCTCAACACGACAATACTGAAATATACATACTAGGGTTTGATTATCAAGGTATTGGTGAAGGTAAGCAAGAAGTTAATAACATATATGCTGGTACAATTAACTACAAGCAAAAAACAGAAAAAGCAACATATTACGGAAATTGGTTAAAACAAACTTATACTACTATAAAACAATTTAGTCATAAAAGATATATAAGAGTGATAGAAAATAAAGGATTTATACCTAAAGAACTTGAAAGTATTCACAATTTAACACACATAACAGTTGCAAATTTTACAGAAAATAACTGTATGTTGCGATAAAAAAACAAATTGGCTCGTTTTGAGCCTATTTGTATGCATATTTTCTCAACGATACTAAATAAAACTGACAGCCTTACCATATCGTTTCATTACGGTATTACAATTTATAGGAGAGTAAAATGGCCGATCGTAATAAATTTGAAGAAATGCTAGAGCGTCTCATAAATGAGGATCGCGAAGGCGCAGAAGAATTATTCCACCAATTAGTTGTGGAGAAGTCACGTGACATATATGAATCACTACTAGAAGACGATGCAGACATTGAAGAGTCTGATGATGAAGAAGTAGATGAAGCTTCCAAAGACGAAGATAAAGACGAAGATAAAGTAGACGAATCTTCAGAGGAAGACGATGACGAAGAAACTAATGAAAATTTTAACCTTGACGAGTTTGAAGTAGAAGCTGATCCAATGGCAGATATGGGCGGCGACCCAGCTGACGATATGATGGCTGATATCGAAGACGGCGACGACGAGGAAGAAGGTTCTGAAGACGACATGGAAGATCGTGTTGAAGACCTAGAAGATGCTCTTGAAGACCTAAAAGCCGAATTTGAAAAAATGATGGCAGGTGACGACAGTGACGATGGCGCTGACGACATGGACATGGGTGATGAAGGAGACGATGAAGGCGACGAAGAAAAAGAAGCCTTTAACTTTGGCGAAGCAAGCGACGAAGAAGTAGAAGAAAGCGATGACGAAGAAGTAGAAGAAAAATCTACTCCTAAATCAAGCGCAGAACAAATGCGTGAATATGTCGAGAAAGTAACTGCTAAAATGGGCGATAACGGTGCAAACACCAAGTCTCCAGTAGCTAACAAAAACGACATGGGCGGAACTGCTAGCAACCTAGTACAGGGTGCTGATGAAAAAGGCGGTAAAGCAGGCGCAGCAAAAGAAGACAACATGGGGAACGTAAATGTTCCTGGTGCAAGTGCTTCTAAGTTAAACGCACAGTCAAAAGGCCACGGCGCTGAAAAGAAAGGCGCAGGCGAAAATGCAGCTAATAAAAAATCAATTATTGGCAGCAAGTAAGGAGTTTAGATGATAAACTTACGAGAGCATTTGAGCTACGACCAGGCAAGAATGGTAGTCGAGCATGCCGACGAAGGTAAAAACCTTTATATGAAAGGTATTTGCATTCAGGGCGGTGTACGCAACGCTAATCAGCGAGTGTATCCTGTAAATGAAATTGGCAGGGCTGTCAAAACTCTCAATGATCAAATTACCGGCGGTTACTCAGTTCTCGGCGAAGTTGATCATCCAGAAGGCCTTAATATAAACTTAGATCGTGTATCACATATGATTACAGAGATGTGGATGGACGGTCCTAATGGTTATGGAAAATTAAAAATCCTACCGACACCAATGGGAGGCCTAGTTAAAACAATGCTTGAAAGCGGAGTTAAACTAGGCGTTTCATCTCGTGGTAGCGGTAATGTAAAAGAAGACGGATCTGGCGAAGTGTCAGATTTTGAAATCATCACAGTGGACGTAGTGGCACAGCCAAGCGCACCAGGTGCATACCCAACACCAATTTATGAACATTTAATGAACACTCGTGGCGGGTATCAGGCATTTAGAATAGCACAAGAAGTTAGAGGCGACAAACAGGCTCAAAAGTACCTTAAGGAATCGTTGATGAGTATCATCAACAAGCTCCAGTAAACCTAGGAGAACAGATTATGTTGGATGCACTGAAAACCCTCTTTGAAAATAATGTTGTTTCAGAAGAAATCAGAGCAGAGATCGAAGAAGCATGGAATGCAAAGGTTCGCGAAAATAAGTTGCAAGTAGCAACCGAACTACGTGAGGAATTTGCTTCTAAGTACGAGCACGATAAGCAAACAATGGTTGAAGCCATTGATAGTTTGCTATCTGAGCGTCTAGCTGAAGAAATTGCAGAATTTGCAGATGATCGTAAGCAGTTAGCAGAAGCAAAAGCAAAATATGCTGTTGCTATGCGCGAAAATGCAAATCGTCTAAAAGGTTTTGTAATTGAACAGTTGCAACGTGAGATCAAAGAACTACATGCAGATAAGAAAGCAATGGCTGAACAACAGGCAAAGCTAGAAGAATTTGTTGTAGAAGCTCTATCAACCGAAATTGCAGAGTTTTATGAAGATAAGAAAGATTTGGCAGAAACTAAAGTACGTTTAGTACGTGAAGCCAAGGAACACTTCGCAAAAGTTAAGAAAAACTTTGTTGAAAGAAGTGCAACATTAGTATCAGAGACAGTTGCTAAAACTCTTAATAAAGAGATTTCAGCACTAAAAAGTGATATCGATGAAGCACGTCACAACGACTTTGGTCGTAAAATATTTGAAGCATTTGCAGCAGAGTATGGCACTTCATACTTAAATGAAAAATCAGAAACTGCTAAACTAATGAAAGTACTTGTTGCTAAAGACAAGCAACTTGAAGAAGCAAAAGCATTTGCTACAAAAGCAAAACAGCTTGCAGAAGCACAAGAAGTTGAAAAGAAGCGTCTTGTAGAATCTGCACAGCGTAAAGATATAATGAACGAATTGATTGCGCCATTAAGCAAAGATCAACGCGAGATTATGAAAGACTTACTGGAAAGTGTTCAGACTGCAAAGCTACGCACACAGTTTGACAAGTACCTACCGGCAGTTATTGACGGAAAGACTCCAGCAAAGCAGAAGGCAACCCTATCAGAGGCAAAAGAAGTAACAGGCAATAGAAATCAAAATATAGTTAGTAGTAAAGCAGATAGCGATAACGTCGTAGTTGACATTCGCCGTCTAGCTGGATTAAATTAAGGAGATAATAATGTCAGAACTACTAGAAAGTCGCTGGCAGGACACGAAGACAGCACTTCTTGAAGGCCTTCAAGGCAACAAAAAGACAGTAATGGCAACAACACTAGAAAATACTCGCAAGTATCTTTCAGAAACTGCCACTGCTGGTGCTACTTCTGCCGGTAATGTCGCAACTCTAAATCGTGTGATCCTTCCAGTGATCAGACGTGTAATGCCAACAGTTATTGCAAACGAACTAGTTGGTGTACAACCAATGACTGGTCCAGTGGGTCAGATCCACACTCTACGTGTCCGCTATGCAGACACATTTAACGCAGGTGCATCTGGTGCAACTGCTGGTGAAGAAGCTCTAAGTCCATTTAAGATTGCTGAAAGCTACTCCGGTGCAACATCCGGTAGAGCTGCTGCTACTGCTGCACTAGAAGGTGAAGCTGGTAACAGACTAAGCATTCAGATCTTAAAGCAGACTGTTGAAGCCAAGACTCGTAAGCTCAGCGCACGTTGGACTTTTGAATCTGCACAGGACGCACAGTCCATGCATGGCATCGACGTTGAAGCTGAAATCATGGCAGCTCTAGCACAAGAAATTACTGCTGAGATTGATCAGGAAGTTCTTGCTTCACTAAACACACTAGGTGGCTCGGCCGTTGAAACATACGACCAAACTGCTGTTAGTGGTACTGCAACATTTGTTGGTGACGAACACGCTGCACTAGCTGTTCTAATCAACCGTGCTGCAAACTTGATTGCACAGCGTACACGTCGCGGTGCTGGTAACTATGCTGTTGTTAGCCCATTTGCGCTAACTATCCTACAGTCAGCTACTACATCTGCATTTGCACGTACAACTGAAGGTGCATTTGAGGCTCCAACTAACACCAAACTAGTTGGTACACTAAACAACGCAATGAAAGTATACGTCAACACATATGCTGCTGACAATGCTAACGTTATCGTTGGATACAAAGGTACATCAGAGTCTGATGCACCTGCATTCTACTGCCCATACATTCCATTGATGAGTAGTGGTGTTGTTCTAGATCCAGGCACATTCGAACCAACTGTCAGCTTTATGACACGTTACGGATATGTCGAGCTAAACAATACTGCTTCGTCTCTTGGTAACGCAGCAGATTACCTAGCAAACGTTGCTATTACTTCTGGTAGCGTAAGCTTCAAGTAATAGTTTACTAGGTAAACAAACTAAAATAGGGCCGCAAGGCCCTATTTTTTTATCTCTAAGGCTTTTTCTTTATTAGATAAATACTTTGTCTAAGAGGAGAGCCTCTTGATGAGGACTTATGCGGTACCCGCCGCGTAGACCTAGAACGTCATTATAAGGAGAAAACAAATGGGACGTCCACTAAACAAAAGATATTTTGGAGAGCCAACAGCAGGCGGCAACGAAATTAAAGTTCAATTCTACAACGGTACAGCAAGTGTTCCAGGTTGGATTGTTAAGCAACTAGGTTCTAAAAAATTCCGTTGCACAGACGGTTCTGCTACACGCGATTGCGTTTTAACAGACGCAGCAGCCGCAGCACTAACAGCAGGCCAAATGTCAATCACAGTTCTTGATGGTGCAACTGCACGTCAAGTTACTAAAATTTCAGGTCGCGTAGTAACAATGGACAACGGTTCACGTATTAACTGGGACTTCACAGGTACTGGCGCTACAGTTGAAATTGAAGAAGCAGGCGAAGACGCAGCACTAACCAACGCTGACGATTTTGAAGGCGATGAAACACCGTAAGGTAATTATGTGGGGGAGCAATCCCCCACTTTAATCGGGAATCGAGAATGTCTAAGTTTTTAAATATACCAAACGGTAACTACCAAATTCAAGTAGAACACGGTGGTCAGATAACATTAAACACTGGTCCAGAAATGGGTCGGGTATGGGTTACTGGCGACTTGTATGTACAAGGAAACACAACTACTGTACAATCTGAAGACTTGACCGTTCGCGATAACATTATTGTTGTAAACAGCGGAGAGACAGGATCGGGTGTAACTTTAAATGAAGCTGGTATACGTATAGACAGAGGTGTATACCCTGATACTACGTTTGTATTTGACGAAGATATTTCTTGGTACGCCGGCGGCAACTCGTATAACGGTGCTTTTGCTTTCAAAACTACCGCAGCAACAAATAGCGGCTTAGTTGGTATAAGAACTAATTCAATTAATACTGCCGGAAGTAATTTATATTTAATTAATTCAGGCGTAGGAGTTATAAGCGTCGAAGGCACTATTAATTATGAATCTAGAGTAATAGATGACGATCACGTACCTAACAAAAAATACGTTGACGATTCTATTGTTACTGCATTTGCAAATACACTGTTAAAGCAAATTGGTGATGGTATTATTACCCCAACAACAGTTAGGGCACGTGATACAGAGACAACTGGATTACCAAGTAACGTTGAAGTTGCGATTGACACAGTTCCGGTAGCAACATTTTATGAAGATAGATTAGAACTAAGCGATGTTAGGATTGTAGGAACACGAATAGAAACAATATCATCAAATGATGATCTAATTTTATCTGCTCCTGGCACTGGCGTAGTTGTAGTTGACGATACATTAGAAATTAAAAATTTACTAAATCAGCCTTATCCAGATAATGCAGACTCAAATCCAGCTAGTTCTATTGACGGACTAAAGCTATATGTAAGAGATCAAGGCGTTGGCGGCAGCGGGTTGTTTTTTGTTAATCATCAAACAACACGAGACGAAATAATAAGTAATAATAGATCATTAATTTATAGCATGATTTTTTAAGGATACACAATGGCAATAGAAAATAAAAGATTAAACACTGGAAATACAACATTGCTATCTGTTCCTGCATCTAAAAGTTATGCGTTAACCTCTTTAATAGTTTGTAACACAGATACGCCGCCAGGCAGTTTAGCACAGTTTGATTTACATTTAATAACTAAATCAGAAATTGATGCTGCACTGGGTGTAGTAGCAGATGCAATAGATGATAGAAATAAAGTAATAAATGCAATTGTTTTAGATGCTGGTGAAACTTACAGTTTTAATTCAGAGAAAATAATATTAACTGAAGAAGATGCAGTTGTATTAGTATCAACCCCTGATGAAAATTTAGGAAGTCCAACCGGTTACACTTTTCTTTCTGCAACAGTAAGTTATTTGGAAATATAAAATGGGAATAGCAAACGCACAACTAACAATTATTGATACAACACTACTTACAGTTCCTGTAGGCAAGCGTTATGCTATAACGAATGTACTTGTTTGTAATACAGCTACTTCTGGTGCTAACGATACTGTATTTGATATGCATCTAGTTAAGAGCGGCGAACCTAAAAGTATTGCAAACATGATACTAAGAAGTTGTCCGGTACCTGTAGGAGAAACTTTTACATTTGATAATGAAAAAATAATTTTAGAAGAAGGCGACTCTGTAGTAATGCTAGGAGAACTTCCTGCAAATTTAAGTGCTACAATAAGTTGGATGGAAGTATAATGAGATATATTAAACGTCAAAGCACAAATACTAGATCACCTGCAGGAAAAGGTGTGCATTACGATGTTGACGATCAAGTAATTGTTGACAGCGATCGTGCATTAGTTGTACCTGTTGGAACTACACCAGAGCGTCCCGGAGAAACAGGAATTATAACTGGATCAACTAACGGACAAATAAGGTATAACACAGACTCGAATGAATTAGAGACATATCAAAATGGTGCATGGCGAAAAATTAGATTTAAAGAGCCAAACAGAAACCCTGGTATACACATGCAAACATTTACTGGAGCAGATGGAGTTGAAACTATTTTTGGAACATTAAATTCCGGAGATACTGATTTCCCAATTCCGGAAAACGAGATGCACATTTTAGTATTTGTAGAAAACGTTTATCAAATACCTTATACTAACTATACTATAGTACAAAACCCTAGTGGTAAACCTTCGGGGCATTATTTAGAGTTTGGTTCAGCAGTACCTTTTGGAAAAGACATAACTGTTATTCATAACTTTGACAAATAAATACATTGTCTTAGGAGGGATCAATGTCTGAACCACAAAATGGCCGTATCGGCGGCGGCGTATTAAAAGACAATCTATTACGCAACGGAATAAATTTAAATTTTGCCAATACTTCTTCTGAGATTGCTGCAAACAGACCGCTACTACAACTTGATGTTGTAAACAATCGCATTGGTGTTAACACAGAATTTCCTTCTAATGATTTATCTGTTAATGGAACGTTAGCAACTACATTTTTAGAAGATCCTGCATATGCTAATATAGCCACTTTTGAAATACAAAATAACGATATAAATGCATTTGATAGTTCTGGTAATATAAACATACAATCAGCGTCAACAATTGTTGCTTCTTCGATTAGTACAGACAATATTAATTTTAATTTTAACACAATTTCAACTAATACACCAAATACTAATTTAGAAATTAGACCTGTAGGATTAGGAAAATTAGAACTATATGCAAATACAAATATTACCGGAAGTTTACATGCTACTGGAAATATTAACTTTGGTGGAAATTTAACTTTAGGCAATGATGCAACCGATGTAGTTGATTTCGAATCAGATGTTAACAGTGATATTATACCGGATGATAATACTAGGTCTTTAGGTTCGCCAACTAAAAAATGGAAAGACTTATACAGTAATCTACTAAACGGTCTTAGAGTAGAAGTTGGATCTTTTGCAGTTTCTGATACATCATTAGCATTACGTCAAGGTAATATTTTTTATGTTAGTACTCTAGGAGATGATACTAATGTAGGCGATCATCAACATGGTGCATTTAGAACAATTGAACATGCCTTAGCTGTTGCTGATTCTAGCACAGCCGGTCCTGTTACTATATTTGTTTATCCAGGGGAGTATGAAGAAAACTTACCATTAGTTGTTCCTGAAAATACTACAGTTACTGGCGAAAATATTCGTGGTGTAATTATTAAACCAGCAGCCGGATCTGAGTCAAAAAATGTTTTTGAATTAAATCAAAACACAATGGTAGAACATGTAACTATTGCTGACTTTTTTTATGATAATTTAAACGACACAGGCTATGCATTTAGCTTTGCACCTGGAGCAATTATCACTGACAGAAGTCCGTATGTTAAAAATGTAACTGTTGTAACATATGGATCAACAGCAGGAACAGATCCGTTGGATCCAAGAGGATTTGCATCAGGCGACGCAGGTAAAGGCGCTTTAATTGACGGTAGTGTTCTTCATAGCAGTACCGTGCATCCTAGCATGTTATTTGAAAAAGTAACATTTATAACACCAGGTGTTGACACACTTACTATGAAAAATGGAGTAAGGGTTGAATGGGTAAATTGTTTTACATATTTCTCTAACAGGGCAATATATGCAACACAAGGAACCTTGGGACTTTTTAGTCTAGGTGCTAAGTACGGCGCAGAACTTAGAAGTATTGGTACATCTACTTCTTATGGAAACTATGGAGCAGTTGCTGACGGTGCAAACTGCGTAATGTACTTTGTTGGACACAGTTTTGCATATACTGGAAGCGGAAAAGATTATTCCAACGATGCTTCATTAGCATTACAAGATCAAGAAATTGTAGAACTTAACGGTGGAAAAATTTACTTTGTTACAACTGATCATTTAGGAACCTTTCGCGTAGGCAACGCATTCTTTGCAGATTTTGAAAAAGGTAGTACTAGTATTGATGCTAACACTGTTGATTTTAGTGGCATTACAGCAATATATATTGCTACTGCTAACAGCATAACATACATAGATGGCGAACGTGTTGACACAGGAAATATAAGATTTAATGGAAATGTTATAGAAACCGTTGACGGAGACTTAATATGGTCTCCTACAACCAAAGTATTTGACGTAGACACAAATAACAGTATTTTTATTCTCCCAAGAGGAACTACTAGTCAGCGCAAGAATGAAGAGTCGGATATTCGTTTCAACACACAACTAAATGCATACGAAGGATTTAGTTCAGCTAATGTTTCTTTTAATGGAGTTTATAGTGATAACAGGAGAACAAATATTAATGCAAATAATGCATTAGGTAATATTGTACTTACTGCAAATAACATAGAAACAGGTAGAGTAACTGCAACAGAATTCCAGCTTAATGGGCTAGAAACAAATAATATTTTAGCTAATAACAAATTAATCACCACAACTCAAAACTCTGATGACCTTTTACTAACTCCCAACGGACTAGGAGTTACTAACATATATAATTTAAAAATTGATGCTAGCGTAATTGAAGACTCTAGCGGCAGTGTATTTTCAATATCAAATACAGGCAGAGGATACGTTAAAATTGATACTAATCGAGGATTTGTCATTCCTGTAGGTAATAATTCAAATTACCCAGGTGCTGTAGAAGCCGGAATGATACGTTGGAATACTGAAAGAGACTTTCTTGAAGTTCATAATGGTTTAAACTGGATACGAGCATCGGGTGAAGGTGCTAATGTTGATGTTACTGTTATGAATGAAATTATGGATCTTTATACCCTTGTCCTAGGGTAAAATCTCAAAAACGATAAATACTATTAATGCAGAAGCGACCAACTTTTGCAGGTCCATACTGTGGTTAACCAGCAAAGAGCGCAAGCTGAAAATTTGGTTAGAGGGACAGGATCCCCGTATTGAGGAGAAGAGATGGCTGTTGGTCGTATTACAGGTCCGCTCTTAAAGGCTAACCTCCTTCGCGAAGGGGTTAATCTGGCCTTTGAGACCGACCTACTTTATTTAGATGTTCAGAACGGCCGAATCGGTATTCATACTGATCAACCTCAATATGATTTAGACATACGCGGAACAAGTTCAGTTAACGGATTAAATGTTTCTTCTATTGCAAATATAGCAAACATAACTATAACCGGAAACACAATATCTACCTCACAACCAAGACTAAACTTAGGAACAGCAGATACTGTAGTCTATCAAAACAAGTTGCAAATAGATAGCATTGAATTAGAAAACAATGTTATTAGAACTAATAACTATGATTCAACAGCAGATGTTAATTTAGAGCTTCGCCCTAACGGCACAGGAACTGTTGAAATTTTTGCTGATACTAATGTATATGGTAACATTGTTGCAACAGGCTCTATCACTGCTGACGGAAATATTACAATTGGTGATGCAGATACTGATAATGTTGTCTTTAATGCAGAAATACAATCTAATATAATTCCTGATCAAGACAATGTATGGAGTCTTGGTAGTGATCCAACAGCAGGCGGAAAACAATGGGCTGATGTTTGGGTTAATAATTTTTATGCAGGAACTGTTACAACTACTAGCTTAGAAGTTGACGGCGTTGATGTTGCATTACGCCAAGGAAATATTTGGTATGTTGCTGAAAATGGTGACGACACGTATTCAGGCGATCATCCAAATGATCCTTATGGGTCAGTTAAGTATGCTGTTGAAAATGCAAGTGCAGGCGACACTGTACATATATACCCAGGTACGTATACAGAAACATTTCCAATTACAATTCCTGCAGGCGTAACTGTTAAAGGACATAGTTTAAGAAGTGTTAACATTAAACCTTCTTTAGCAACACAAAGTAATGACGCCTTTTTACTTAACGGTCAAGTAACTGTAGAAGATTTAACAATTAAAGATTTTTACTATGATAACCTAAATAACACAGGTTATGCTTTTAAGTTTAATTCTGGGTTTACTGTTTCAACTAAAAGCCCTTACATTAGAAACGTATCTGTAATTACACAAGGTAGTGTTACTAGCGGATCTGATCCGAGAGGATTTGCATCAGGCGACGCAGGTAAAGGCGGATACTTTGATGCATCAGTAGCTGACCCTAGCACTAACGAAGCATCTGTGCTTTTCCAAAGTACAACATTTATTACACCCGGTGTTGATGCTGTAACTGCAACTAACGGAACAAGAATTGAATGGATGTCGTGCTTTACGTATTTTGCAAACAGAGCAATGTATCTATTTGATAGCAATTCGGGAATTGCAGGTCAAGGCAAGACTGCACTTCGTGTAACTGGAGTAAATGGTTCGTATGTTGCTGGAGAAACAGTTACTTATTACGATTTTGATAATACAACTGTGTTGGCAACTGGAACAATTGACAGTGTAGATGCAGATGGAAAATTTTACATCAGCGGAAAAGTATCCGGGTTTAATACAGCAGTAGAACGCGGCGGCAAAACTATTACAGCCAACGGTGATGCACAACTTAGTATAACACAGCAAAAGTTTGGTGAGTCAAGTCTTTATCTTGACGGAACTGGAGACTATGCAAATATATCAGCTACAAACGATTTTGGATTTTTAACTGATGATTTTACTG